CTTTGGAAAGAGCTAGATATAAACAACAATTCTTTGCAGGATCATTAAACTTACAAATATCTGCATCTAATGGATTAGTTCATTTAACAGATAATTCTGGAGACTTAACAGCCAATACATTTATAGGAGGTACTAGAGTATTCCAATTAGTTTCAGGATCAAATGGAAGAGGAATTGCTAATAATGGGGGATACACTCCAGAATCAGGATCATATGGAATGGTATTCCCAGATTTAGGATTAATTATGTTAAATCCATATGCTTTAAGTGAGTCTATTCATTTAGCCCCAAGTAGATCTTCAGATTCTGATGGTTTAAATACTCAAAGAATGTATAATGCTATTTCATTAGGAGCATCTTTTACATTAAATTCAGAAGAAACAATATCTTCTGATTATGTTTTTATAAGAGCAAGGAATGGAGAGTTTAATTATTCTGAAAACCCAAGTTTTATTTCAGGATCAACAGGAGAAGTTATATATCCTAATTTTATTAATGCTCCTCAAACTTATATAACAACTGTTGGAATGTATAATGATGCTAATGAACTTGTAGCAGTTGCTAAAATGTCAAGACCATTATTAAAAGATTTTACAAAAGAAGCTCTTGTTAGAGTCAAATTAGATTTTTAAAATGAATGAGTGTCTACAAGCCCTTTTCTCCCGAAGATTTAATAATTACCCCCTTTGAAGTAAATAAAACTTTTACTTTTAGAGGGAATGAATTAACAGGTTCGAATGTTGGTATTGAAAGATACATAGGTAGAAATCTACAAAATTTAATTTGGCTATCAGGATCAAACCAAACAGGACAACAAACTTTAGAAAATCAACAATTAGTTTATAATTCTATAAAACAATTATACTACTCTAATTTTTTATTATCCCCATCAGGATCCCCAGCATCAACAGCTTCTTATTCAGCTTCAGCATTTGTAACTAGTTTTTCAACAGCTAATGATCTTGGAGTATTAACAGGAGAAAGAAATACTACTAATTATTATAATTATTTAAGTAGTACTTTACTCCCAAATAGAAATTTCCCAACAGGATCAGGAAGTATAATTGGAATAGCATCCATTCCTTCTAACCTCTTTGGTGAGTATATCCAACCAGGAAGTTTTGAATTCCAATCACCCTCAGGAAGTATAACAGATGATTCTGAAGGGAATTTATTATTTAGTAGTTCTTTTTA